TCATCAATCTTAGTGCTAGAATTATCTAGCTTGTTGACCACAAGTTCTAGTGGCATTTTGTTTGATGTCATTGTATTTCCTCTCTTTGTTGTTGACATATATATATAATTATAATAGTTTGAGTATATTGTCAAACAATATTTTAACAACAAGGAGGATTACATGGAAAAAATCACGCCATTATATATAAAAATACCAAGTCATTTGAAAGACGCACTACAGAATTGTGCTAAGTCTGAACGCACATCTTTGGTGGGTTTATGCACAGACATACTAACAGTAGGTGTCAATGCACGATCAAAAATAAACGAAGAAAAAATTAAACAACTGATAGATAGCTCAAAGGTGTATGCAAATGGACAAGATCAATCCGAAACATTACAAGGATAATGTTATAGAAACAATAGACGCAATAGAAAGCCAACTGTCTGACAAAGAATTTGTTGGCTATCTTAAGGGTTCTGTACTCAAATATATGTGTCGTGCAGGAAAAAAGATTGGTGTATCTTCGCAAGAAGATTATCAAAAAGCAGAATGGTATCTGCAAAGATTGATAGATAGGAAAGATAAACTACCTATGGATTTACACTCTAAGATATTACAAGATAGTCCAAGTAAGTTCTTTGATGTATGACAGAAAAGAAAGGGACATACAAACCACCAAGTCCCTTTGTCGTTGTCCCAAGTAGAGCATTGACTGATGAAAGATTTATGTATGGTAAGCACTTGCGTACATTCCAACTGCTTGTCATACTATGCTCTTATGGTAACAGAGGGGGGATTGCATATCCCTCACAAGAATTACTTGCAAAGGCTATGGGTGGCATAACACAATCTGGTGTTAGTAAGCATATCAAATTGCTTATGGCATGGGGGTATATTCGTTATGCCTCAAAGAAGTTTCATAAGAATCTGAAAGGCAATGCTTACTTCATATTCTTTGAAGATCCAGATGTCAAACCTATGTCTGACTTAGAGGCATTTGCAATGCAGAAAGCAGAACATCAAGAAGAGTTAGTAAAAGATATGAAGATAGTACCACCAACAGAGCCAAAAAAGACTGATGATAAATTTCCAAGCAGAGAGGCAAGGAACATCTGTCTCAGTTACACAAAGATATTGAACAAGCATTTTGGACAGATAGCACATAGCTATACATTACAACATGAGTACCTTGTTCAGTCGTGGTTAGATCGTGGTTTGTCCAAAGAGTACATCTTAAAAAAGATAGATGACTACATGATATGGCGAAGAAAAACGGGTAAAGATGGCATACGTTCTATTGGTTACTTTAAGAATGTATTTAAAGAGAAGAGCAAAGAGCCACCCACAAAGAAAGAAGAATTAGATCAGTTGTTGGGCAAATTCAAATCAACACACAAAATTAAATGGTAGTATGTGCTTTTGGGTAATCGTTTATAGGGTATCTTAAATCTTTCTTGGCTTGTTTTACAAACTTCTTGTTGCCTATCATGTAAACATATCTGTGTTTGCGTGGTCTATCTGTAACATAAAACATATCGTTGTCTTTTCTTTCTTCCAAAGTGTATTTTTCACATATCGTTTTGCTATGTAAATCGCTACCTTTCATTCGCCATTCAGTCCTCTTGTCAGATAGTCCAGTATATAAAAAGTTTGTAGCTTGGTATATATAGCCAACATGGTTTTGACTTGTATCTGCATAAGACACTATAACTTTAGGCTTGGGTAATAGCTTTAGGCTTTGTGATACAAGGTAACTTGATTCATTTTTTAGATTGTTTTTTAGGCATAGCCTATTAAGTTCTAGTATCTTGTCCTTGTATTCTGCACCACATATACCCTTACACAATGACTGTGAGGGGGGCGAACCATAGCATACTATACCCACCATAACATCATCTTTAAAAAGTCCATAAGAATAGGATATACTAGGCATACGTTGTGCGTAATGTATACCTAGTATGTATGGCTTTGTGCTATTGTATGAAGTTGCTTTTACTTTATACCCTAGCACCCTCTTCTTTTTCCTCTCTTTCTTTCAGCATTGCAACACAATCCATTAAGGACTGTAGGACAATGGCATTATGTTTATCAAGCTCATCAGGATTTATTTTAAGGTCAAGCATATCTACATAATCTGATAAGATATTCTCTAAAAGAATAGCTTTAGGTCCTACTGCATCAGGACCTAGGAATAAACTCTTTATATCGTCTATCAATCTTCTGCTATGCTCAGGTTGAAACTCATATATATACTCTGTGTGCTCTGTCATGTTTATTTCCTTTCTTTATGCTACAATAAATATATCATTTAACTTACCACGTTTTAAATGCACTTCAAATATGCACCAAGATAAAGGTATATCATTATCAGTTAAATCATAATCTAAATTTGTTTTATATTGAAAAACTGTATTACTTCCATTAATGCAATATTCATTAGGTAAATAATCTAAATCAATTTCTGTATTATTAATGGTATCTATTATATTAGATTTAATTTCATTGAACCATGGTTCGTTTTTAAATTCATCTATAGTAATGTGTTGTGCCATATTTCTATTTCCTTTCTATCTTAATAAACTTGTAACACTCTAAAGCAGTATAAAAAAATTCTTCTTCATCTATCGTAACAATATCTAAGTTTCTTTTTCTAAAATGTTTCTTTTCATATACTAAGGCTATGTACGTTGTTTCTTTTACTTCTAAGATCTTTATATATTCCCACCCTAATATATTATCTTCATCTTTTATCTTTTTATATAATGCATTCTTAATCATGGTTATATTTCCTTTCTAATCGTTTGCTATGCTGTCTAGATAATCTTGTACTATCTCTTCGCCTATGATGTAAGTATACATATTGACAACGTGTTCAGGCTCTGTGAAGTCAGTTGTAACTTCACCAAAATTATCTTGTTCATAATCTTTTATGATATTAATACACTCAAAGACTTCATCACCTAACCATTGTTTTGCTTGATGTCTACCAATAATGTAATAGTCTGTATTGAATACATTGTGGTGTAAATCTTCTTTCCAATACTTATCATCTTTCAAGTGTTCTAAATTCTCGTCTAGATAATATTCAAAGTGTGATTTGATTTCATCATATTTATATTTCATTGTTTTTCCTTTCTATATGTTTATAACCTTTAGCAAGTATTATATCTCTCACCCTTTCACGATCAACACTGTCCCCATAACCCCACCTGTCAGTAAAAGCAACCTTTTCTACATACTTTTTACACGTATTGTAACAGACACGCCAAGTACAGCCTTTAATAGGATACAAAGCATTGTGCACATTTTCACCATAAAACGAATAAACATATTCAACAAACTCAATAAAGTTTTTATTAGTACATAGTTCCATTTGTATATTTCCTTTCTATATTTCAGTATTAAAAAAATGTTATAATTGTTGTTATGTATGCTATCATAAACATAGTAATTATTACTGGCACGAATACATACACATATAGTTTATCAAATAATCTCATAATTCTAGTCCTTTCTCAGTGGTTCTAATACATTTGAAAAAAAATCTCTGTATTGTATATTGAATTTTTTTAGCTTTGGTTCTTTTATTCCATGTGCTTTTGTCCACTCTGTTAATCTATTTTGAGTAATTGAATATTGCATTTCGTCAACCATTTCTTCTTCCCATTGGTCTACTGTATCCCCATATGCGTCTGCACATTTTTTTACATCATTGTCATCAATTACAATTTCATAAGTAATTCTATATGTTGTCATTTTATTTCCTTTCTAATTTGTGGGGGGCACGAACCCCCCATTATTTTATGTTACTATTGCTTAATTACATCCTCTACAAATTCATTATGACTAACCACTTCATGTGATATAACATAATCATTTTTATGTGTGGGTGTTGCAACAGTACTTATTACATAACCAATTTTAGGGTTGGTTGGTACTTCGTTTTTAAACACAGATTCTTTGATGTAATCTTGTAACATATCCTCATTTGGTACATCAACTTCTACATCATGTACAATCTCTTCTTTTATCGTTATCGTATATATAGTCATTTGCTAGTCCTTTCTTTTTCAAATGATTAATAATATCTACAGTATATATATATAATATCTGTTGTCAAGTCTTTTTATTTACAATTTTGTACAATACCCATTTTTAGAATACTAGTTAGTTGTGGAATTGTAACACCCTCATTCCTAAATTTGATTTCATCTTTAATCATTTTTTGGTTGTCATCATCTTGAAATTCTTTTAATGATAGCATTTTATAAAGGTTATCAGTAGTTACATTTTGTATATTATTATATTTCATTCTATTTCCTTTCACTTGTATTTCTTTTTAGTATTTTTTTAAGTATGTTTATTTCTCTTTGTTGTGATTTTTTTCCCCTAGTATTACCACAATAAAAGTCTCTTTGTTTTTCGTGGTATCTAATTTGTTGTTCTATTATATAACTAGGGCAATTTTCATCATTATGTATACGATAATAATTACCATGTCTCATTTTATTACCTTTCTTTGTTTATATGACCTCTAGAAGTACTGTGGATATATGACCTCTAGAGGTTGTGTATAACTATATATTATTAACTATTATATATACTAGTTATGATTTATTAACAGCATCAATAAATTTTTGTTTATCAAAATGCCTGTTATCTTGTTTAAACATTGTACAAAAATCTACTATCATTTGATCTGTAGCGTTAAAACCATCTAGATCATAAGCCTTACGTCTATTTTTTGTATAGTCATTTAAGATCTTTGCTATTTCAATATAATGTTTTCTAGTCATGTTATATTTACCTTTCTAATAATTAAATATATCCACAGTATATACAATAGAATCACATTGTCAACCCCTAAAATAAAAAAATGTTAATTATTTTTAGGTGGGGTGAGAGAGCATATATATATAAAGAATAGAATCTGTGTATATCTTGGTGTTGGAAGTCCTCTTAAAAAAAATAATGAAGGGACACCCCTTTGGGGTGGGGGTGGCTTGTATATACATATCCCAAT